ACTGACTGGCGCGAGCAGAAGCGCCGCACGCGTGAGTTTCTGAAGGGCTTAGAGCTCGAAGGCGAGGACGGCAACCGAATCAGCTTGATTGAAAAGTATGACGGTTCGGTCGCTAACCCTGCGATACGCCGCTGTGAGCTTATGACCCGCATCCGTGGGTTTGAAAATATCTGCAATGAACTCGGTTATGTCGGGGAGTTTTACACCCTGACCGCGCCGTCTAAATACCACGCCACCACAAAAGCGGGCTACCGTAACAGCAAATGGAACGGAGCCAGCCCGGCAGATACACAAAGCTATCTTACTGGCTTATGGGCGCGTATCCGCGCGAAGCTGCACCGTGAAGAGATTCGTATTTTCGGGATCCGCGTAGCAGAACCCCACCACGACGGAACCCCTCACTGGCACATGCTTATGTTCATGCTGCCGGAAGATGTCGAGCGCGTGCGCCACATTATCCGTGATTACGCGTGGGAGGAAGACCGCCACGAACTGAGAAGCGATAAAGCCAAAAAAGCCCGCTTTCATGCTGAGGCCATCGACCCGGAAAAGGGCAGCGCTACCGGCTATGTCGCTAAATACATTTCCAAAAATATCGACGGCTATGCACTCGATGGTGAAACAGATGACGAAAGCGGTGAGCTGCTGAAAGAGACTGCCCCCGCCGTATCAGCATGGGCGGCGCGCTGGCACATCCGTCAATTCCAGTTTATCGGCGGTGCGCCGGTGACGGTCTACCGTGAATTGCGTCGTCTCGCTGATACCGAGACAGCGCACGGCCTGAGCGTTGAGTTTGCCGCCGTTCATGATGCCGCCGACGCCGGTGATTGGGCTGGTTACGTTAATGCGCAAGGTGGCCCGTTTGTCCGTCGTGATGATTTGCAGGTGCGCACGCTGTATGAACCGCGCGCCGAGTTTAACCAATATGGTGAGGAAACCGTCTGCATCCGTGGCGTATACGATTCCACCGTAGGCGTAGACACCCCGATTTTAACCCGGCTAACGCAGTGGAAAATTGTGCCGAAGCGTGCCGTTGATTTGGCCGTTGACGTTAAGGGCGCTCCTGCGCCCTCTCGGAGTTCTGTCAATAACTGTACGGGAGGCGAAAGCGATCCGCCGGAGCTGGATTTATCCAAACCGTTAAGTCGAAGCGAAAGGCGGAAGCTAACAGCCAGACTCAGGGACAAAAAACGGGTCACCAGGCGTGATTTTATCCACGGAAGGGATAAACAAAGTGCAGCTATTGACAGAACAATAGACGAGATTCAGCTCACTACCGGCGAAACCATCAGCCGGGGTGAGGCCCTGCACCTGATGGCCGGTGGCAAAAGTTGCATAAACGGTAAGTGGTTACGTGGAACATCGAAGGGAGACATATTTTCTGCATCGCCATCCTACCAAGAAAAAACTAGAAAAATCCTTAATCGTGTCGCGACGTTAGTGAGTTCTTGCGGTAGACGGTGTCGTTAATGTTCATCTTTATCATGTACATACAATGTTTTTCTGTTTTTTTTCCCTTCCTCCTTTTATCGATACATGGTACTGTGTTTTTATACAGTATTTATGGTGGAGGTTATGTGGATAGAGAGTTAAGTGAGTACGTTATGATTGAGCGGGTCGAGATGATTGCGCGTTTGACGACGGAAGGTACTTGTCAGGAAAGAGACCGTGAAATTGCGTTAAATTTGATTGCGGAGATAGCAAGAGGTAATCTAATGAAAAATAATAATTTTTCTGTTGTTTTCTACGCACCGCCCATTGATGAACGCTTTGCAAGGGGGGGGAAAGTGAAAGTTAACATCACGTTAGATAAAGGCCAGCAAATAGGCCAGCCGATTATTGATGCGTTCCGGTGTGAGTTAACCAGGAGGATACAATCTGTTTTTCCGTCAACGTCTGTTATCGTTAAAAAGGGATCTGTTGCCGGTGTCGAGCTAGTGGGGTTCGATAAAGATTCTGACCGTGAAGCGCTGGATACTATCCTTCGAGAGGTTTGGGAAGATGAGAGCTGGCGCTAGCCCCTAAAAAAGGTGCAAAACCAAACCCCATGATTGATAACATAAGGCTTTTTATGGGGATTCTAAAAAAAATGTCATGGATGCTTTAATTGCAATACTTTCTCTAGTTATATTTCTGGACTTTATCACTGGGTTTATTGAATCACTCATCAGTGAGGATGCCCAACCGCAAGAAATCGAGCCTCGCTTATCTTGGGGAGGATGGTGCTTTTAGCGGTTGGTTATACTCTTTACACGGCAGACCACACTTCGACAGTAAGTAAGAGCACAACCTGAACCTGGTTAGCTAAACCAAATGAGTTTGAAATACGCTGATTTAACCCTTGAGGATTATCGCGGAAGTTCTCAAGAAAAATATCACTAATGCCACCATCTTATAAAGTTGAAGTTATATAGCGCGGTGGTGGCGAAAAAAATATAGGATTGATACTTTAATTATTCTTAAAGAACAGGGTCGCTATATAAGTCTGATTTTACTATCGGGGCAGTAATTCCATATTTATTTTTTATCTCTTCAACTAATTCATAAAACCAATTGGGTGCGCTTGGACAGATGCGAATGCTTTTTATTAATACATCTAGATTAACTTCTGCTTGTTTTCCAGTACATTCATTAATTAAAGGTGTGTCAGCATCATCATTTCCTGTTGGGTGCTCCTGAAACAAAATGCGAGCTTCTTTTTCATGTTCGAATGATTTTCTTTTAAAGAGATACGGATAAAAGACGTTGTCTACGGGTATATAATCTTCTTGGTAGTTTATGTACTCAACTAACCCGATGTATGCGTGACCAGATACGCTTGAGGCTAGTCGCTCATAAGTAGTTTCAATGGCGATGGCTTCCTCAGTTCGGGCATAAAGGTCCCACATCGCAGCAGACTCGAACTCATTAATGTGCCAGCAACTGATGTATGTCCATTGGCGCGTCCATTTAATGTGTTCATAAAGCCTATTTGCAATACTTGCTCTATGTTCTGGAGGGATGCTTGCAAATATTAGGTCATCTGCCTCTCTATTTTTTATAGGGTAAGTACCCTCATATGGGTCTCTGAACTTATCGGCGCGACAATAGAATAACTTCCCCGAAGATATAAGTGAGACGAACTTAGTAAAATCCATGTATTTCCATACAGTGATTTTGTTCGATTCTGGTTGTTTAAAGCATGGGTGGTCAGTTTGAGCTGGCATAGCAAGGGATCTCATTAAGTCGATAAAAGAATAGTTCTTTGTCAATCATCTATTGTTTACCTCGTTTTTTACTATCCTTGCAATAGCTCGTATGTGCATCTTGGCAATTTATGGGCAATATTTATCTCACTGACTTGATGCATGCAACAGTTGCATGAATTTGCATGCGTCAGGATCACCTGCTTTTGCCGAGTATCGCCAGTGCTGACAAGTGCTGGTGTGTCCATGCAACTGCATTAAAACCGACACACGAAGCGTGCAGGCGAGGCGGGGAAAGCACTGCGCGCCAGCGTACTTTTGCGCATTTATTTTCGCAGCCTGAGCGCGTCGCTGTGCCGCGCGGGTTTGCGAGGGGGTCGGTGGGTGGTGCGAGGGTGCCTGAGGGCGTGGCGGGCTTCTGAGGCGGTCAGGCGTGGGGGTAAGAAAAAGCCGCCCGGAGGCGGCGGAAATCAGTCACTTTCGGTGTCGAGGGTGTAACTTTTGAACCGGATCACCTCCTGACCAGCCCACGCGTTGACCTCGCGCATCCGATCTTGTAGCGGGATGAGCTCGTTACGGACAAACACCTTTGCCACCTTCTCGATATCGCCGAGCGAACCGACGTTTTCCGGCTTGCCGCCCATCAGCTGGAACGGGATGCGGTGAGCGTCGAGCAGGTCGGCGGCGCTGACTTTTTTGATATTGAAGAAATCGTCTTTCGTTGCCACCTCACTGAGCGGCACAATTTTTATGCCGTCCGGTTTTCCGTGCGGTGCGTAGAAAAACAGATTTTTGAAGTTGCCGAGCCCCTTCGAGCTGCGCATTGCATCGCGCAGCGCCTCAACATCGGTACCGCTTTGCGCGGCGTCCGTCACATACATGATGTAACCCGCGTGTGCCCCGTTCTGGTAATACTTGCGACGGAACAGCGTCGCCGCTTCATTCAGCCAGGCGGAGTTTAGCGCGCTGAGATATTCCGGCATGCCGTACAGCTCCTGGTTGATGTCAGGCTCCAGCAGGTGGAATACGGATCCCGGCGCGAACGGGTGCGGCTGGTCGAATGACGGTACCCACCAGTAAACATCTTCCTCAATACCGCGTCGGGTGTATTTTGCCGGTGACGCTTCCAGTTTCAGCGGGCGCCCGGTGACACTCTTTCGGAGCTCTAAAAACGCGTTGCCAAACACCAGAAAGTCGAGTGCGAAGCGGCTGAAATCCTGTTGTGACAAAAGCGGGTGCGGAACAAACGTCGAGGCCAGAATATTGCGCTTAACGTAAATCGGCGAGCTGTGATGAACGGCGGCGCGCAGGCTTTTTGCCAGCCCGTTAAAGCTGACCGGTGGTTCGAACCAGCGGCCGTTATTGACGCATTCCACGTAATCCAGAATATCGCGGCGGTCGAGCACGGCGCTCGGTTCACCAAAGGTAAACGCCTCCACTTTTTGGGGCGCGCTGTCTTTCATGTTGCGCGGGCGTTTTTGTGGCTGCGGCTTGCGGCCTTTGTATTTACTCATCAGTTGAACTCCAGAATGGACGATGTGGCCTGGCCGCTGCCAGCGGTGAGCGGTTCATTTAACAGCGCGTGCATGGTCGCCCAGGCGACGTCCGCGTGGCTGGCTTCCTCAGTGCGGCTGGCCTCATAGGTGGCGCTGCGCCCGCTGCTGGTCATGGTCTTTCGGATAGCCATAAACGAGGTGGTAATGTCGGTGGCGCTGACGTCATATTCGAGACAGCCACGGCGAATCACGTCTTTTGCTTTCAGCACCATCGCGGTTTTCATTTCCGGCGTGTAGCGGATATCGCGGGCGGCGGGATAAAACGAGCGAACAAGCTGGAAAACACCAATACCGAGGCCGGTCGCATCGATACCGATGTACTCGACGTTGTATTTTTCGGTGAGCTGGCGAATGGATTCGGCCTGCGTCGCAAAGTCCATGCCTTTCCACTGGTGACGCTCCAGAATGCGGAACTTGCCCCCGGCGACAACCGGCGGCGCGAGCACCACACACCCGGCGCTGTCGCCGCTGTGCGAGGGGTCGTATCCCACCCAGACCGGGCGGGAGCCGAACGGATTGTCGGCGAACGGTGCAAAGTCCTCCCACTCTTCCAGGCTGTCGACCATGCAGCGTTGCAAATCCTCGAACGGGAACACCGATGCCTTGTCATCAACGAACTCGCACATAAACAGGTTACGGAAGTCGTCGACGCTGTTTTCCTGCTGAAGCTGCTCCAGGTTGAACAGCGTACAGCCCCCGGCGAGCGCATCCTCAATGGTGACAATCTGCCGCCACTGGCCGTCAGGACATGCCACGCCAGCGGCGAGCGCGTCATGGCTGATATCGATGTCGACGCGTTCACTGACGCGGGCGCGGCCACGGTTAAATAATTCCCCCGACCAGAACGGGTAAGCGCCGTGCGCCAGGGTGGACGGTGTTGAAAAGTAGGTGCTGCGCAGGTGGCTTTGTGACGCCATGCCCGACGACACTTTGCGCAGTTTCTGGAAGTTGGGGATCCAGAATATTTCATCGACATACAGGTCGCCGTTATGGCTCTGCGCGGTGTTTGAGTTGGTGCCGAGAAATATCAGCTTTGCGCCGTTATTGCCGATGACAATCGGGTCGCCGGTCAGGTCGACATCGACCAGACGCGCAAACTGAATGATGTACTCGCGGAAAACATACGCCTGCGTCTTACTCGCTGACAGAAAAATCTGGTTATGGCCGGTTTTCAGCGCATGCAGCAGCGCCTCCCGGGAAAAGTAGAACGTCGCCCCAATCTGGCGCGATTTCAGAATGTCGCGAATGCGGTGCTCAAGCCCGGCGCGGTGCCAGCGGAGCTGATACTCGAAAGACTCCGCGAAAAAAATCTCCTCCAGTTTCTCGATAGCCTCGTCGCTGAAAAAGTTCTTTGTCGGCTTTTTGCGATCGCCTTTGTTGCGGTTGGCCACGTTGGGATTCAGGTCAACCTCGTTTCCGGTCTGGCCATAGCGATTAATGCGCGCAAAGCGCTCCATCTGTCGGGCCAGAAAATCCGCCACCTTGAAATCGTGGGGCGTCAGGTTGGGCTTTGCATAGAGCTGAATCAGCCTGGCTTCTAAGGTGCTTTCGACCCGGTTCAACGGTGCGGTGTCGTCCCACTGGTCGCGCTGTTTCCAGCTCTGCACCGTAGGGCGTTTGGTCTGCAACATTTCGGCAATCTGCGGCACGGAAAACCCCTGCCAGTACAGCAAAGCCGCCTGGCGTCGCGGGTCGTTTAACAAAGTGGTGTCGGTGGTGATGGTCATGGATACCTCGCCGTGATTGATACAGGGCAAGGCTAAAGAAACGGGTGATGCGAATCGCTAAGGTGCTGTTGTGTGAGGGATAAGCCATCCGGGACAGATGGCGGGTGGGCGGCGACGTCGGGAAACTAACCCCGACCCGTTAACCCGATATCAGGACTCCTGACAATGGCAAAAAAAGTTTCAAAATGGTTTCGCATCGGCGTCGAAGGCGATACCTGTGACGGCCGCGTTATCAGCGCGACGGATATTCAGGAAATGGCCGAGACCTTTGACCCCCGCGTCTACGGTTGCCGCATTAACCTCGAACACCTGAAAGGCATCCTGCCGGATGGCCCGTTCAGCCGTTATGGCGATGTGGTTGAGCTGAAGTCTGAAAAGATTGACGACGATTCGGTGCTGAAAGGCAAGCTGGCGCTGTTCGCCAAAATCACCCCGACCGATGACCTGATCGCAATGAATAAAAAATTGCAGAAGGTCTACACCTCAATGGAAATTCAGCCGAATTTCGCTAATAGCGGTAAATGCTACCTGGTCGGCCTCGCGGTGACCGATGACCCGGCCAGCCTCGGCACCGAATACCTCGAATTTTGCCGGGGTGCCAAATTTAACCCCCTCAACCGCTTCAAAACCGAACCGGGCAACCTGATTTCCGTCGCCACCCTCGCCGAACTGGAATTCGAAGATCTGCCCGAAAAAATGCTCACCGCCCTGAGCGACAAAGTGAAGTCGATTTTCAGCCGCAAACAGGCCAGTGATGACGCCCGTTTTCAGGATGTGCATGAAGCCGTGACGACCGTCAGTGAGCATGTGCAGGACAACCTCACCGCCACTGAGCAGCGTCTTGCCGAGCTGGAAAATTCTTTTGCGACGCTGAAACAGGACGTCACCAGTAAAGCCGACCAGACCTGCCAGGCATTCAGCCAGTTAAAAACCACGCTGGATAACACCGAAAGCACCACGCAGCCCCGCCGCAAGCTCTCCACCGGTGGTGGTGGCGATGAGCTGCTGACCGACTGCTAAACGGTCGTGAATTTATCACCGGGCGACAGGCTTGCCCGGTCAGACAACCCGATTTAACCCAACAGGAAAGACTATGCGTCAGGAAACCCGTTTTAAATTCAATGGCTATCTGTCCCGCGTTGCCGAGCTGAACGGCATCGACCCGGACGACGTGAGTAAAAAATTCTCCGTCGAGCCGTCCGTCACGCAAACCATGATGAACACCGTGCAGATGTCATCGGCCTTTTTGCAGAAAATTAATATCGTGCCGGTGGATGAGCTGAAGGGTGAAAAAATTGGCGTCGGCGTCAATGGCACCATCGCCAGCACCACGGACACCAACAGCGGCCAGGAGCGTAAAACTGCCGACTTCGCTGCGCTGGAATCCAAAAAATACGAATGCGACCAGGTCAACTTTGACTTCCATTTCAAATATAAAAAGCTGGATTTGTGGGCGCGCTTCCAGGACTTCCAGCGCCGTATTCGCGATGCCATCATCCAGCGACAGGCGCTTGATTTTATCATGGCCGGGTTCAACGGCGTTGAGCGTGCCGAAACCTCTGACCGCAAAGCCCATCCGATGCTGCAGGATGTCGCCGTGGGCTGGCCGCAGAAATACCGTAATGAAGCGCCGACCCGCGTGATGAGCAAAATCGTCGACGAGGAAGGGAAAGTGGTTTCAGCTGTTATCCGCGTGGGTAAAAACGGCGATTACGTTAACCTCGATGCGCTGGTCATGGATGCTACCGACAACCTGATTGACGAGATTTATCAGGAAGATTCGGAGCTCGTCGCGATTGTGGGCCGTAAGCTGCTGGCCGACAAATATTTCCCCATCGTCAACAAAGACCAGCCCAACACCGAAGCGCTGGCGGCTGACATCATCATCAGCCAGAAACGCATCGGTAACCTGCCTGCCGTGCGTGTGCCGTATTTCCCGCCGAACGCAATTATGGTGACGCGTCTCGATAACCTGTCCATCTATTTCATGGACGAAAGTCACCGCCGCTCCATCATCGAAAACCCGAGACTCGACCAGGTGGAAAACTACGAATCGATGAACATCGATTACGTGGTCGAAACCTACGCTGCCGGGTGCTTCATTGAAAATATCAAGCTGGGCGATTTCTCTGCCGCGCAACCGGAGGGCTAACCGATGACGAGCCCCGCACAGCGTCACATGATGCGGGTCTCGGCCATTGAAACCGCGCAGCGGGAAAACAACCCGCTGCGGCATGCCACTGCCTACGAGCAGATGCTGGTTAAGCTGGCCGCAGACCAACGCACGTTAAAAGCCATCTTTGGTAAAGAGCTGAAAGCCAGGAAAAAGCGCGAGCTGCTGCCGTTCTATCTGCCGTGGGTCAGTGGCGTGCTGGAACAGGGCAAAGGTGCACAGGATGACATCGTGATGACCGTCATGCTGTGGCGTCTTGATGTCGGCGATATCGGCGGCGCGATGGACATCGCCCGCTACGCCTTTAAGTACGGTCTGACCATGCCTGGCAGGCACCGCCGCCCGCCGCAGTATATGTTCACCGAAGAGGTGGCACTCGCCGCCATGCGCGCCCATGCCGCCGGTGAACCGGTCGTCATCAGCCAGCTACTCGACACGCTGGCGCTGACCGCCGCAGCCGATATGCCGGACGAGGTGCGCGCAAAGCTCCACAAAATCACCGGTCAGGTGTTGCGGGATAACAAACAGCCCGCCGACGCGCTGGCCCATCTCAAGCGAGCGATGCAGCTCGACTGTCAGGCAGGCGTTAAAAAAGACATTGAGCGGCTTGAGCGTGAGCTGAAGCCCAAACCGGCAACGGTCGTTAAAGCCCCGGCAAGCGCGCCGCGCGCCGTGAAAACCACGGCACCGGCTAAACGTGGCCGACCGAAAAAGAACCCCAGTTAACAGAATGCGCCCCGCGCCAGGGCGGCACGCCGGTCGATGAGGGGGTTTTACCCGACCTGAGACCGGCGTCCACCGCCCACCTATTCAGAGGTAGTCATGACGACGCTGATTATTAAAAAGAACGATGAGCCGCAGTCGGGGGGCATGGTGGTTATCCCGCCGCCTGCCAGCGATGAGCCGGTGATTAAAAACACGTTTTTCTTTCCTGACATCGACCCGAAACGCGTGCGTGAAGGGATGCGCCTTGAGCAGACCGTTGCCCCGGCCCGGCTGCGTGAGGCCATCAAAACCGGCATCGCCGAAACCAATGCCGAGCTGTATCTGTGGCGAGAGCAGCAGATTGCCGGGGGTGTTAACACGCTGGCTGACGTACCGGCTGATGACCTCGACGGCGAGAGCGTGCGCGTTTTCTATTACCTGCGCGCCGTCACCTCAATGGCGACCGCCACGCTCTATGAGCGTTATCGCGGTGTGGATGCCAGCGCCAAAGGTGACAAGAAAGCCGACAGCATCGATACCACTGTCGACGAGCTGTGGCGGGACATGCGCTGGGCCGTATCACGCGTCCAGGACAAACCCCGCTGCATCGTGAGCCAAATCTGATGCAGGCCATCGCGCAACAGGGCGACACGCTCGACATGATTTGCGCCCGGTATTACGGGCGTACTGAGGGGGTATTCGAGTCGGTGCTCGCCGCGAATCCGGGGCTGGCCGGGCTCGGCACAGTGCTACCACATGGCACGGTGGTCGAGCTGCCCGACGTCCAGTCATCCCCCGTAACTGAAACAATTAATCTGTGGGAGTAAACACATGACGGAAGGTGAAAAAAGCGTCCTGTCACTCTTTGTGATCGGCGTGCTGATTGTCGTCGGGAAAGTGCTGGCCGGTGGTGAACCCATCACTGCTCGCCTTTTTATAGGTCGCATGCTGCTGGGCGGCTTTGTCTCGATGGTGGCCGGGGTGGCGCTGGTGCAGTTTCCCGACCTGCCGCCCGCCGCCGTGTGCGGATTTGGCTCGATGCTGGGTATCGCCGGTTACCAGGCGGTGGAAATTGCGATTCAGCGCAGGATTAAAAAAGGGGAAAGCGATGGCGGTCATTAAGACACACCCCAACGTCGCGGCATTCCTCGACACGCTGGCGTTTTCAGAGGGTACGGCGACGCACCCGCTGACAAAAAACAACGGGTACGACGTCATTGTCACCGGCTTCGATGGCAAACCGGAGATTTTTACCGACTATCGCGATCACCCGTTTGCCGGTGGGCGCCCGGCGAAGGTCTTCAATCGTCGCGGGGAAAAATCCACGGCATCCGGGCGTTACCAGCAGCTTTATCTGTTCTGGCCGCATTACAAAAAGCAGCTCGCTTTGCCGGATTTCGGCCCGGCATCACAGGACAGGCTCGCCATTCAGCTGATTCGTGAGCGCGGAGCGCTGGAAGACTTGCAGCAGGGGCGCATTGAGCGCGCCATTTCCCGTTGTCGCAACATATGGGCCTCATTGCCGGGCGCGGGGTATGGTCAGCGTGAGCACAGCCTCGACAAACTGGTCGCAGTGTGGCGCAAGGCCGGAGGGGTATCCGCATGAAAATAGTCATTATCCTGCTGGCGCTGGCCTGCGCGGGTCTGCTGTGGATGCGACACGATAACAGCAATTTGCGCGCCTCTTTTGAACGCGCGAACCGGGTCGCCGGTACGCAGAAAACCACGATCACAATACTGAAAAATCAGCTCAACGTTGCCGCAGAGCAGTCGCAGCGCAAAGAGCTGGCGCAGGTTGCCATGCGGGATAAGCTCACCGCCGCTAATCTGCTGGCCTTCAGGCGTGAACAAACCATCACGAGGTTACTCAATGAAAATGAAGCGTTTCGCCGCTGGTATCGCGCTGATTTACCTGATGCTGTGCGCCGGTTGCACCAGCGCGCCGCCTGCACCAACGCCGCCGCCGGTGATTGTTTACAACGCCTGCCCGAAGGTCAGCCCCTGCCCGATGCCGGGCAGCGACCCGCTGACTAATGGCGACCTAAGTGCGGATATACGCCAGCTCGAAAACGCCCTGAAAAGCTGCGCAATCCAGGTCGATACGGTTAAACAATGCCAGGATGAAATCGATGTTAAAGCCCAACAGTCTGCGAAAAGCCTTAACTGATGCGGTGCCGGTACTGCGTACCAACCCCGATATGCTTTGCCTTCGCCTGGACGATGGCAACAATACGGCGACGCTGGCGCGCTCCCTGTCGTTTGAAAAGCGGTACACGCTTAACATCGTGGTCACGGATTTTACCGACGATATTGACCTTCTGTTTGCGCCGATTATGGCCTGGCTGCGGGTCAATCAGCCGGACATCATGACAACCGACGAGGGGAGAAAAAAAGGATTTTCCTGGTACGCTGACATTAATAACGACAGCAGCCTCGATGTCAGTATCAGCCTGTTACTGACCGAGCGCACGCTGGTCAAAGAGGCCGACGGCGCGATGTACGTTGAGAACATCCCGGAGCCGCCACTGCCGGAGCCGGTGACGCGCCCTGTTGAGATGTGGAGTAATGGCGAGCGGGTGAGTAAATGGGATGAATGACTTCAAACCCTTTGAGGACAAGCTCGCCGGGTTGATAGCGGCCCTTTCTCCTGCCGGGCGGCGTCGGATGACCGTCGACATTGCGAAGAAACTGCGCCAGCGGCAACAGCAGCGCATTAAATCGCAAAAAGCGCCGGACGGTTCGCCATTTGCCCCACGTAAACGTCAGCCCGTCAGGGCTAAGCAAGGCCGGATTAAGCGCGAGATGTTTGCGAAGCTGCGCACCAATCGCTATATGAAAGCGAGCGGTAACGACAGCGCGGCGGTGGTGGAATTTACCGGGAAAGTACAACGCATCGCCCGGGTGCATCAGCTCGGGCTTAAGGATAAGCCATCCCCAAAAAGCGCCGCCGTCGAGTACCCACAGCGCCAGCTGCTGGGTTTTGATGATGGCTCTATACAATTGATTGAAAAGGAGTTATTAATATTTTTTTCCAAAAACAAATAATATGGTGAGTTCGCAATGGATAAAAAATTTAGCTTGCTACGACGTAAAATAAAAGGTTCGCAAAGCGCGGTAATGAATAAAATTATTAGCAACCATAAAACGGAAATATGTATTCTTTGCGGTAGCGATAGTGAAATCACAAAGGAACATGTATTGCCGCAATGGTCATTTGAGGGGAGGCCAGATAAATCCCTTGTAAATACTAAAAACAATCAGTCATCTAATTACATTAAAATGACTGTTCCAGCATGTAAGACATGCAACTCTGATTTACTTGGAGCCTTTGAGGATTATCTTAAGAGGTTTCTATTGGAAAAGGACGGTTCCGAATTAAATGGTTATGAGGTGGATTGCATAATATGGTGGTTGCAATACATAGCATTTAAACTACAGATAATGGACCTGCGCGCTCAATTCTTGAGATACAAAGGAGGTGAGTACATCCCTTTTTTATCTAATATCCCTGTGGCAATGTTTTGGGGGGAAATGGACACCACTCCTAATGATGTATTCAATACTATAAGGAGAGGCCGAAGGGAGCTAACAAAGAAAAGAAAAGAAAAAAGCACAATTCATTATTGATATTTAAAACTACAAACAAAAATTTTTACTTTTTTCACAAGGTAGATAAGTTTATTTTTATTGAGATGCCTCAAGTAAAGAAAGCGTTCTTTTTGTTTTTGAGTAAAGAATATTCTGAACATAAAGACGCTCATGCAGAATGCATGGAAGTGATAAAAAAAGTATATAGCGACTGATAATGCCTGTTGTGCTGTAGCTGGACAAACTCCCGCAGATTGCCGCCGGAACACCCCGGCGGCATCCTTTCTCCTATGAATACTCTCGCATCTATCCAGGAACTCGCCCGCGCGATACGCAACATGATCCGCACCGGCATCGTCGTCGAAACTGACCACGACGCCGGGCGCTGTCGCGTACAGACCGGCGGCATTTATACCGACTGGCTTCAGTGGCTGACGCACCGGGCCGGGCGCTCGCGCACCTGGTGGGCTCCCTCTGTTGGTGAGCAGGTGATGATTCTGGCCGTGGGCGGCGAACTCGATACCGCCTTTGTGCTGCCGGGTATTTATTCCGACGACAACCCCGCGCCGTCGGCCTCGGCGGATGCCTGGCACGTTGAGTTTCCCGACGGTGCCGTTATGAGTTATGAGCCGGAAACCGGCGCGCTGACCGTCACCGGCATTAAAACCGCCGATGTGACCGCATCCGATTCGGTTGCCGTCAGCGTGCCGGTGGTGCTGGTAAAAGCTGAGACCCGCGTCACCCTTGATACGCCGGAGGTGGTCTGTACCAACAAGCTCACGACCGGCACGCTGGAGGTGAAGCAAGGCGGCAAGATGTCCGGTGATATCGAGCACAGCGGCGGCTCATTCTCTTCTAACGGCAAGGTGCTCCACACCCATAAACACCCAGGTGACAGCGGCGGACAGACGGGGGAACCACTATGACAGCGCGTTATCTCGGCATGAACCGCACGACCGGTGAAAGCATTTCAGACGTTGACCATATCAGCCAGAGCATCGGAGATATTCTGCGCACACCCGTCGGCTCCCGCGTCATGCGTCGTGAATACGGCTCGTTGTTGTCGCAGATGATTGACCAGCCTCAGACCCCGGCGCTTGAGCTGCAAATTATGGCCGCGTGCTACATGGCGATCCTGAAGTGGGAGCCGCGCGTCAGGCTGACCAGCATCACCACAGCGCGGCAGTTTGACGGGCAGATGGTCGTCGACGTGACCGGCCAAATCACCGATACCGGCGAGAGCCTTTCCTTAACCATCCCTGTGAGTTGAACCTATGGCAGTTATCGACCTGAGCCAGCTCCCCGCGCCTGATGTGGTGGAAACACTGGATTTTGAAGCCATCCTCGCCGAGCGCAAAGGGACGCTGATTTCACTGTACCCGGAAGACGAGCAGGAAGCGATCGCCAGGACGCTGACACTGGAGTCAGATCCACTGGTGAAATATCTGGAAGAGAACGCGTATCGGGAAGTGATTTTACGCCAGCGTATCAACGAGGCGGCAAAAGCCGGAATGGTGGCCTATGCCATTAAAAACGACCTTGAACAGCTCGCGGCAAACAATAACGTTGAGCGCCTGGTCATTACCCCAGAAGATGATACCCAAATCCCGCCGGTGGCGGCGGTCATGGAATCCGACAGTGATTTACGTCAGCGCATCCCGGCGGCCTTTGAGGGCATGAGTGTTGCCGGGCCGACCGGCGCCTATGAGTTTCACGCCCTGAGCGCCGATGGTCGTGTCGCGGATGCCTCGGCGAACAGCCCGGCCCCGGCGGAGGTGACTATCGCAGTCCTGTCGCGGGAAGGTGACGGCACGGCATCAGATGATTTATTGCTGGCCGTCAGTACCGCGCTGAATGATGAGATCGTGCGCCCGGTCGGTGACCGCCTGACAGTGGTATCAGCCGAGATTGTCAATTATGCGGTTGATGCCGTGCTGTATGTCTACCCCGGCCCGGCGACCGAGCCCATTCTAGCCGCCGCGAAAGCGCAGTTAACCGCCTATATCACCGAGCAGCGACGCCTCGGTCGGGATATTCGACTATCTGCCATCTATGCCGCGCTGCATGTGCAGGGTGTCCAGCGCGTCGAACTGCGCGAACCGCTGGCCGACGTAGTACTCGATAAAACCCAGGCCGCGTACTGCACCGAAACCAGTGTCGTGATCGGGGGCTCCGATGAGTAATTCGCTGATGGCGACCGGGTCGTCGGTGCTGGAACAGCGAGCCGCCGCAGCGTGTTCAGTCATCAGCGACTTATCTGTCCCGCTGCGTGATTTGTGGAACCCATGGCGGTGCCCCGTAAAATTTCTGCCGTATCTGGCGTGGGCCTTTTCTGTCGACCGCTGGGAAGAAACCTGGTCTGAAACGGTAAAACGCCAGGCGGTCAGCGACGCATTCTGGATCCACCAACGCAAAGGCACCGTTGCCGCCGTTCGCCGGGTAATTGAAACGCTGGGATACAGCATGACCCTTCAGGAATGGTGGGAGGTGGCCGACCCTGCCGGGACATTCCGCATTGAGGTTGACCTCAATGATATCGGCATCACTGAACCGATGATTAAAGAGCTGGAGCGGATTATCGGTGATGCAAAGCCGGTGAGTCGCCATATATCGCAGCTGACACTCTCGGCGAGTGCATACGGCACGGCGCACATCGGCGCAGCGATGGTAGACGGCGAAGTTATCACGGTATATCCGCAGAATTATTCACCTGACGGCAGCATTTATTACGATGGCCAGGCTTATTTTGACGGTAGCTATTTATTTTCGGAGAACGGTCAATGACGCGCATTAATGAAACCCCTAAATGGGAAGGTGATATTTATCAGATCTCCCGGCAGGATAAAGTTGCAGGGGGCAAAGATGGTGTCGCCAATAAGCAGGCGGGTCAGCTTGCAAACAGAACCCTGTACCTGAAGGAGGCGATTGACGATTTATCCGATGCCGTTTATTCCGGTTCGGATATTTACGAGACGAAAGAAGCCGGATTACTGAAAACCAGCGAGGGGGAATACTTTAAAGTACCCGTTAGCGGAATAAGTGATATCTCTTACATTCTTTATCAGAATAAATCAGGCGTAGCGGTTGAGATACTTCGCGAGAAGAGCCCTTATTCGTCAGGTTACCAGGCGGCTACGGTGGTCAGCAGTAGCGCAGCTAACACAGTCGCTATTACTATTCCCGGCCTGCTGGGTGATGGCAGTCTGATTTATTTTCTGTCCCCAATCCTGAATACTGGTGCTGTCAATGTCACGGTGACTGATGCGAAAGGGAGCATCGTTACCCGTGCCATCCAGAAACAAAACTTTGCAGCATTAGTCGGCAATGAGCTGCTGCTGAATCAGCCGGTACTGATGGAGTTTCGCACAGGCACGGCAAACAATTTCGTTCTGATGGCATCCGGTCCGGTGGCGGCGGAGCTGAATGCACGCCTGCTGAGTCTTGAGCTGAACTCACTGACCATTGTATCTTCTGTCTCAGCATCAGCAGACGCCTATACAGGAACCACTGCCAACACCACATCATCACAGGTTCTGGTCACCGGTCGTGCGTTTGTTTTTACACCCAGCGCGACCAATACCACGAGAACGCCGACGCTGTCGCTGAACGGGTGGACTGCACGCACGATTAAACAGGCGGGCGGTACTGCTCTGGCTGTCGGAGACCTGGTATCGGGTAACCCCTGCTTCCTCATGTACAACGCCGCTTCTTCTGATTTTCGTCTGCTGACCTACCCAGGGGACAGGGTACGTGTTCTCAATGCGTATACCAAAGGAACGGTAACGAGCGACAGCGCCAGCCCTAATGCGGTATCCGTAACCATTCCCGGCCTGCTGGGTGACGGTACTCAGATTACGTTTGAACCTGTGGTGGCGAACACCGGCGTGACGACGCTGGTCATTACTGACCTGTACGGAAACTCCGTAACGCGCAACCTGCTGAAAGGGGCAAACACCGCGCTGACGGGTGGGGAACTTCAGGCAGCAAAACCCGTTACGGTTCAGTATCGCGGCTCTCCGGTTAATAATTTCAAACTGCTTTTCTCGGGTGACCCGACCACGGACATTCTGAACCTCAAAAGCAGCGTTACTAATCTGCAGGGTGCTATCACCGACCCGTATACCAAACTGAGCAAAAAGCTCATCGGTGACGGAACGCAGGCCAACACCGCGCCATTCGGTGAGATTTCATTTAGCAATGGCGTAAGAACTGTTACTAAGAAACGCATCATAGTCACCACTCCCGGTTCGTCTGTGGGGCTAGGAGCCGGGTCAACTGGTGGTGGCGTTGTTGGTGCTCCTTTTTCTCCCAGCGCTTTATTTATTAATTCTATGAAAGAGCACCTTTCTGGTTATGGTGAGTTTGAGTTTATCGACGACAACCAGAGTATCGGAGGCCAGGCGATACACCAGTTTGCCGCGCAGCTGCAAAATTCCCCGTATTTCACCAGTAGTAACCCTGACGACTGGCCGGATATCGTGCTGATTGTTGGCGGGATGAATGATGCCACGCCGAACGGAAACTTTAACCGCGGGCGCACGTACCCGCTTCAGCGGGCAGTCCTGGAAAATCTGATTGACCAGTGCACGGCAAAGGGCGCCGTGGTTATTGTCTGCACCACGCCACACCACAATGTCGAGCACAGCACCGTCAAAAACATCAAACTGGGTGACCTGAATGTCCTCTGGCCGGTCAGAACATTCAACGTCCCTACGGGTTTCACCTTTGATTCAGCTAACAAAACTATCAACAGCACGGCATTTGCCTATGACACAGGAAACGCAGCGACCAGCTGGGGCGGGCAAATCCTGCGACCGGGGCATGTGCTGCGGGTTATCGGGGAGAATGCCGGTGATTACACCATTGCTGCCATATCCGAGGACCGAAAAACCATCACCGTTGCAGAAAACATCCCGGTTTCTGGCCTGATTAATACCACCATTCAGCACATCAATCTCGACAGCATTATTGAAGAGGTGCTGGACCCGCCTCCGTCAAAATCGTTTGTGGAGGCCAACTGGTCGGGGAGCGGCGTTAAAGTTGTTGGGGATGTGCGTTTC